ACCCAAATACTTTTGGCTGAACTCTTTGGCCTCTTCCATTGTTACTGTGTCTAATGCCCACAATGATTTGTCTTTACCGTAATCGTCAGTACCTACAGGTACCTCGACCATATAACGCTTACGAAAGGTACCAATACATTCTACAAGAACCCATTGTGTTTCTTTCTTAGTTAACATAAAACTTCCATCTCCATTATCTTCCCAAATTAATGAATCCCCTTCGACCCAACCTGTTTGTTCTAACATATCCGGTGGAAACTCTAAGATAGAGTCGCCGGTAACAGGATCTTCCTGTAATTCAACTGTCCACATTGTTTTCATACTAAACTCCCTTGATAAGGACTGTTCAACCATTTTGCATATGTGTCTGTTTGTTCACTAATTTTAGTCAGTTCATATTTACCGCAGAATTTCATAAAGTGAATACCAACTTGAGGGGTAACTGTTGTACGTACACCCTCACGAATGTTTGTATCTACTGATTGTTTAATCTCATCTGGTTGACAAGTCAAATCAATCAATACACGGTTACGTTCATAATCATCACGTACACGATGTTCTACCCCATTATGATCAGCCCATCGTTGTAACATCATATTATTCCAATCAAAACCTTGTTTTTTTCTGTCAGCATACGCTTCCATCAAACCAGCTTTCTTTTGTGTACCTTTACTACGTACCCCGGGATATGCACTAAACACATTGTCGGTTGAATCACCACGCATACATTTCTCGAATAGGATATATTGTGGATCACCTAACAGTTTTGGTTCACTAGTTTTCTTATCCTTGACAATACGACCTTTGTCATCATAGTATCCGTCAAGTGTAATCAACTGATTAGTGATTCCATTATATTGTTTGGTCCTTTCAGTAATCAGTTGGATGTAATCAGTATCGCTACTAATAATGAAATGTTCATCCTCGGGATGTAGATGAACGAAACGTGCAATCAAATCATCTGCTTCTGCTTTAGGATCACGTAATACGCTTACGTTTGTTTTCTCACGCAAAAATGTAGTAAAATGTTCATACGTTTCCCAGAACATTTTATTTTCTTCAACCTCTGCTTCTGTTTGTGATTGTGTATCAACGATACGATTCTTTTTATATGGCTCGTAGTAGTCCTTACGCCAGCTTCTGCCCTCAAGACAGAACACAACATGGTCAATGCCAAATTTGCGAACTATTTGATTACACGATGCTAGTGTAAGATGTAGTGCCATTCCGATCTTTTCCCAAGTATCACTATTGCGAGAAGCAATGTGACGGGCACGAAAGAATGTATTAGCTGTGTCAATAAGTGCGTACTTCATGTGGATCCTATTACCTATTATAATATATGTATATTATACTTCATAACCCATTAAATAGCTAATATTTTGGTCATATTTTTCAATCAATCCTGTAAACAATCCAGTGTCTACAATTTTTGCCCTACGGCTTTGTTTTGGTTGTTTGTGATGTTCTTCACGTAAAGTAACCATTCTATGACATAAGCAACATAGGACCTCTACGTTTTTTTCATCACGGTTATCGTTGTTTCCGTCAACGTGATTAATATCAAGTTGTACTGGATCTAGGATTTCGTTTGCAGTACAAGGGAAACCATATTTGCCATTCTTATTGGCACATCCGGCATCCATTTTCCATTTGTCTACTTCATTTTTTCTAGAATTACGATGTGCAGAACACACTTGTTTGTTAACATTCTTTTGTTTACTATGTTGACCAACTGTATTGTGACAGTTGGGCATAGAGCATTTCATATGTTTAAGTGTTGTCATTAGCTTACCTCTGTTCTACCGTTACCTAAATCTTTTGTACGAATAACTCTTGCATCACGATTCTCAGGATCTGCTACCTGTTGCTCATACATCTCTAATGCTACGTTCCGACATACTGTCTGAAACCACCTATCAACTATGATCACATCTGTATCATCTTCACGTTGCCTATAACCTGCTTTGATAAGATTCAATACAAATTTGTCATTAAAATCTAAATCAAATGCACCATCATTGATATTCTCAGGATTGATTTCTACCTTAGTAATAGCAATATAAGGTTCACCTGCCGCTGTTGCTTTTTCTTTTTCTGTGAGTTCAGTTTTAGTTTTGGCTTGTTTAGGAGTAGGCTTAGGAAGCTCTTTCCTAGCAATAGGCTTATCCTCTTGCTTTTTAAATAAGTTTTTTAGTTTTTCAAACATTTGTATCTTTCTAGTAATTTAAAGCTGGCAAGATTCTTTGCCTTCGATTCACACATCATATCAAAATTATCAATAAATGTCAATGCCCAATCATTCACCGCTTCGTTCCAATAGTAATCACTATGTGCCCGAAGTTTCTGTTTACTATATCCTGCTTCAATCAACGCATCATGGGCGGGACGTTCGTGTCGGGAGTGTTCAACAAGACAATCTTCACGGCTGACGGAGTAATGTAAAGTAGGCCTGACACCGCGCCAGCTATCCCTAACCATTTTAACCCGATCATCAGTCGATTGAATATATTCTCCCGTTTTAATCCAATGATGGTGAATGTCCATGACCGTAGGGACGAGGTCAGATAACGATAAGCAGTCAAGTAATCCATGTGTGTATTCTTCATTTTCTAGTGTTAGTGTGTTTCGTGCCTCGGGGCTGAGTCTACCATAAACATCTCTGATACCCTGAGGACCTTTTCTACCAGAGATATGTACATTGATTTTGATATCTTGAAATTGTTGACCATAACCCATCCAACGAGCCATGTCACAATGATATTCAAATTCTTCTATACTCTTATTTACTACTTCTTCACGGTCACTTGCTAAAACAACAAATTGGTCAGGGTGAAAACTTAGTCTAACATCATTTGCCCTAGCAGTTTCACCAATGGGTGCAAACCATCGTTGTAAACTATTTTGTACATCGGTTGATTGCCAAAATTCTTTGTATCCATCCATAGTATAAAAACTAAGCATATCGCTAGTAAGACGAACCATACGCAATTCGGGTTCTAATGTAGCTACACGCTTAACCAGTGCGTGAGTATTCATAATATTGCGTTTAGCAACATCCATAATCTTTTCTTCTACTACACTACGATTATTACGCTTTGCCCAAGCTTGTGTAGTTCCACCCGTATTAAGACCTTCGGCTGAAACAATTTCACCTTTTTTGTTGATTTCTGCCCATTTACAAGCAAAGCCGATGCGTTTGATATATTGATTTGTCAAAGTAATAGTCCAAAGTGATAAATAATAAGATACAGTGTAACACGTTTACGCAATAAAGTCAACTATTTACGGATACCACTATGAGATTTAACGAATTTATATCAGAATCAGATAAAAAAACCATGAGCCGTGCAGCCAAAGGCAATGAAAAATACGGTAAAGATGGTATGAAAGCATTAGCCAAAGCAGGCCGTGAAGGGGCCGGTGAAAAGAAACTTGACACCATTAGAGACAAATACGACAAGTATGATATTGATGAAGCCGCTAACCCAGCTCAACAGGCTGCTATAGCCATTTCTAAGAAAAAAGAGCAAGGAATAGATGAAGAAGAGGGTATGTTTGGTAGGTCAAAAAACGATAAACGTTATTTGGATAAATTTGATCCAACTGAAGTTATGAATATCAGCGATGATCCCGGAATGAAGGCGCACAAGACAACAGGAAAGGGTTCATTAAGAACCTCTAAGGAAGATTTAGAGTTTGCATTTGGACCTCCCGGAGAAGATGATACATGGGTTTTGGAATTTAGTAATGGGTTAATTGCTACTATATACCCTCAATCTAATAGTGCTGGTATGGATTGGATCATAGGTGGCAATCATCCAAACACAGAAGATTTTGTACATATGGCTTATTCAGCCGCACAAGATGAAGAACTTGAGGAAGACTGGCAAAAGACTAACAAGAAGGACAAAACTGACGGCATGAGCAGTAAAGCCGTTAAAGCATATCGTAGAGAGAATCCAGGATCAAAGTTAAAGACTGCTGTAACTACTAAACCTAGTAAGTTGAAAAAGGGTAGTAAGGCTGCTAACCGTCGCAAAAGTTTCTGTGCAAGAATGGGAGGAATGAAAAAGTCCCGAGCAAGTGCTAAGACTAAAAGAGATCCAGATAGCCCAATCAATAAGGCACTACGTAGATGGAACTGCGAAAGTGTAGAGCAAATGCAAGAGTTAGTAATGATTGCTGAACAATTTGTACGTAAGGCTAAATCTTAAGCAATTCTTCAATTGTATAAAGATTCTTCATATAGGGTGACACATCTTCAAGTACATAGTACTCAATGTCACCTTTTCTTCTGGGTCCTTTAATTATTTCAAAGTCACACTCATTGATAGTTTGAAACTTCTCTGCCATTTCACGCACAGTATAACCTACACCGTGACCTAAACATTCAATATTGTTGGCAGGTTTCTCAATTGCGTCACACAATGCTTGGCAGATTTCTTCTACGTGAACATAATCTCGCACACACGTACCGTCACTTGTGTTTGGGTAATCATTACCATATATCGTAAAATTACCAGTATCACGTGCTTTAATTAAATTGTAGAATAACCCATCAGGGTTAGTAGGTTTAGTAACTGTAGTACCAATTACATTGTAAAATCTAAAGATAGTATAATCTGTAGGTTTATGTTCTGTACAATATTCACGTATCACATCTTCTGCGGCACGTTTACTAACACCATATGCACTTTCACACGCTTGTGCGGCACCAGTACTAGAAAAAATAAAGTTTTTTGTTTTAACTTTATTAATTACATTCATTGTGCCGTTTAAGTTAGTAATGTAATAACGAATAGGCATCTTTTCACTTTCACCTACATTGACCAATGCGGCTAAGTGAATGACTGCATCAAATTCTTCATCAATAGTAAACTGTCTATTGATATCTTGACGATAAAATCTATGCAATGGATATTGAGGTTCACGTATATCTAATCCATGAACTTCATATTTCAATGAATCCATTAACATCTTACTTAGATGTGTACCAATGTAACCTGAGTTACCTGTAATTAAAATCTTTTTCATAATCCTTCAAACAAACTTAAGCCTGTCTCTTCCTCTACTGGTTTAAATGTTGGATCTTTGCTAAAATAAGTATCAGCATCTGTATAATATACTGACAGAAACTTATACTTGTTTCCCAACACACTTTCAAAATCTTCACGTGCTAAATGCTTACGATCTAAATCTATAATGTAATCACGGTATTTGACTGTTTCATATGTATTAATCTTTGCGGAATTTGTATTGCTACGTTTACCGGGAAAGTTATCTAAGAAACTAATCCAACCTTGTGATACATCATCATCTAACTCACATACATAATCTAATGCTTCTGCTGATTGAGTAGAACAATATATTTCTGTAATAGTCTTTCCGGCATCTTTAATATTAACTTTATGAAAGTATTTTTTATTAAAGTTATCTGACCAATCTTGATTATCTAATACGACACATGGCATATGACCTAGACATTCTAAGAAAGCAAATGGATAGTTCTCACGCAAACTTGGCATAAAGAATACGCCACTACTACGAATGAAATCTACTTTCTCTTGACCAGTAATACCTGCACGTATTTCATAATCAGTAATACCTGCATCTGCAAAAGCTTTCTCAAACTTCTTTGCCCCGTTACTATTAGTCATTACCTTACATGGTAATTTACATTCTTTCATTACACGAATATATGCTTCTGGGTTTTTACCTTCTTCCCAACGTCCAATGAATAGTACACCTTTGTGAGATCCTGTATATGGTTCTAGTAATCCACGCTCACTCATTGGCATACGTAGTAAAGCACAGTTAGTTGCGCCAAACTTAGTAAGTTCGTCAATGTTCTTTTGACTTTGTGTACCAATAATGATATCAGTAAACTCCATATGCTTGTTATAGAAGTGGTGATAACTGTCTAAGAATACATCACTACCTTGACTTTCACGGAAGATCATACTATGTAAGTGAGTATAGAATACAACAGGTATATACTTATTGACTGTCATGGCATAACTAGCAGTCATTGCTTCCTGTGTATTACATACAATCATATCATAGACGTTTGTTTCAAATGCTTTAAGAATACTTTTACGGAAGTTAATAATCTTCTCAAAGTTAATTGTATCACTAAACGCAAACGTAGCAGTATGGTCACTGTATCGTAGTGGTTCATCCGAATAGATAATGTTAGCACCCAATGATATAATCAGTTCACTAAAGTCATTAGTAGGAGCCTTGTCTAAAATGATATCAACTTTCCAACCAATACGACCGCACATCTCGGTGAAGCCTTTAGCAAAACTACCTATTCCCCCGTGAGGAATAAAGTGTTGGTCACTAATCAAAAAAGCAATTCGTTTG